GCTTGGCCCAGGGGCAGAAGCGGCACTCGTGGAAGTCGGGGCTGGTGGCGACGCGCGGCAGTAGGTCGCCGGCATCGCAAGCCCGCAACACCCGCACCGCCCGGTCCGACATGCGTTGCGCCAGCTCGGCATCGAACGGCACCAGCTCGTGGTGGAGCTCGGCGGTGTCCTTGTTGATGGCGGTGAACAGCGCCGGGTTGTCGGCGACGCTCGGCACCGCCGCGTCCATGTAGGCCTGGTACACCGCGATCTGCGCCGCGTAGATCGGCTTGGCGATGGCCACACCCTTGCTGGCGGTCTCCCGCCAGGCCTTGGCGTTCATCGTCTTGCATTCCCAGAGCGCCGGGAACGCGAGGCCGGGGATCGCGGGCCCGCCGGCCAGGATGCCGTCCACGTGGCCGCGGATGCGGCCGCCGGCGACCGCGAAGCCGAACGGCTCACCATCAGGCCGGTTGCCCTTGCGGGTGTAGAGCTCGAAGCCGGCGGCCCGGAGCCAGGCGACAGCGACTTCCTCCAGGGCGTGGCCGATGCCGAAGATCCGCAGGATGCGCCCGTCGAACTCCGCCCCCTCATCCTTCGGGGCGTGGAGGAACTCGAACTGCAGCGCGCGCTCGCAGGCGTGGCCGAGCCGGGAGCCGCCGAGGTAGCTGCGCGGCGGGGTCGCGGCCTGCTGGGCCACCAGGGCGGCGTCGATGGCGGCGCTGACGTGCAGCGCGGTCTGCCCGCGGCTGTTGAAGTCCAGCATCAGAGGACCGCCTCCCAGGCCGGCTCGCCCCGGGCGATGGCCTGCATGGCGTCCTGAAAGCTGCCGACCGCGACCTCGATGAGCGTCAGCACCTGCGCCTCCGTGAGGTCCTGCAGGCGGGTGCCCCAGCCGATCTCGGCCATTGTCTCGGCGACCCGGCGCATGGCGGAGCGGATCGCCGCTCGTTCCTGCTCGGTGAGGTCAACCATGGCGGGCGAGCTCCGAGCCAAGCACGTCCAGAAGCCCTGGCAGGGCATGGAGCAGAAGGAGACAGAGGGCCGCGGCTTCTTCCCCGGCACCGGGTCGAACCAGCCAAAGCCACGGGCCGGGCGCGAGCAGACGGCGCAGGGTGGAGCAGGGGCGCGCACGGCCGGTCATGCCGCCTGCTCCAGGCCTGCCCCATCGGCGGCCATGACCAGCCGGCGGATGGCGCTGCGGTTGAACTGGAAGGTCAGCAGCGCCGAGGCCTGATACCGGGTCAGGCCGAAATCGGCCCGGGCGGCGGGCGACAGGTGGGCCAGCTGCTTGTCGGTCGGTGGCTGGCGCAGCCAGGCCTTGCTCTTGTGGGCGCTCTCGTCCGTCTCCTGCTCGTTCAGCCAGTCGTCTGCGGCAGCGAGGCAGACCAGGCGCTCGCCGACCGCTAGCAGCCGCGTGCGCTCGCCCTTGCCGCCGCCGATCGCATGCCAGCGGCCGTTCAGGAAGAAAATGCCGCCCCAGCCGTGGAAGCCGTTGGCCACCAGCGCCGCGTCGTCACCGAACAGGTCGCACCATTCGAAGCTGGAGCGCTTGAGCAGGTCGATCTCCGTCATGACGAAGTCGGACAGGGGGGCGGCACCCGGGCCGCCTCCGGCGTCGAAGGCATGGCCGCAGAGCGGGCACTCGCTGGCCGCGAGCGGGATGCTTCCCTCGCAGGCCGGGCAGGTCTTGGTCGGCGCCGTGCCCTCGGCCACGTGCCCGTCCAGGTCGACGTCCTGCTCCAGCGAGCCGTGCAGTAGCGAGGAGGTGCCAAAGTCGAGAATGATACAGTCCCGCTTGACCACCCCGGGGAACTCGGTGGGATCGACCGTGCGCAGGCCGCGGCCAACCATCTGGATCATGGTCGACTTGAAGGAGCTTGGCCGGAGCAGGACGATGCAGGAGGTCGGCGGGTGGTCCCAGCCCTCGGTCAGGACCGCGACGTTGACCACGACCCGGGCCTCGCCTGCGGCGTAGGCAGCGAGGACGGCCCGGCGCTCCTGGTCCGGCATCTCGCCGGTGACCAGCACCGCCGGCACCCCGGTGGCGTTGAAGGCGGCGGCGACGGCGGTCGCGTGCTCGATGGTGGAGCAGAACACCACGGTCTGCCGATCGCCGGCCTTCTCGCGCCAGTGCGCGATGACCGCGTCGGTCACCGGCGCCGTATTCATCACGCGCGACACCTCGGTCATGTCGAAATCGTCGCCGGCGCGGCGGGCCGCCCGGAGCTCGTCCTGCACGCCGACATCGACGACGAAGGTCCTGGGCGGCACCAGATGGCCGGAGCGGACCAGCTCGCCGAGGCGGATCTGGTCGGCGACGTTCGAGAACACCGCCCGCAGGCCCCTGCGGTCGCCGCGGTTCGGCGTCGCGGTCACGCCGAGGATGCGGCACATCGGGTTGCGCTTCAGCGCCCGGTCGATGATCCGCCAGTAGCTGTCCGCGGTCGCGTGGTGCGCCTCGTCCACCACCAGCAGGTCGAGGGCGGGCATGGCGTCGAGATTGGCCGGCCGCGCCAGGGTCGGCACCATGGCGAAGGTCACCTGGCCGTCCCAGGACTTCTCCGCGGCATCCACCACAGAGGTGGTGAGGCCCGGGTGCACGCGCCGGAACTTCGCCCGGTTCTGGATCGTGATCTCGTCGCGGTGGGCGAGCACCGCGGCCTTGGCCGCGGTGCCGCCGATCTGCTCGCCGACGGCGGCGGAGAGCATGATTGTCTTGCCGGCACCGGTCGGGGCGACGCCGAGCGTGTTGCCGTGCTCGGCGAGCGCGCGCAGGCTGCGCTCGACGAACAGCTTCTGGCGGGGGCGGAGCAGCATGCCGATGGCGGTGCCTCTCAGCGCGCCCAGGCCGGCCGCGGGTCGGCGGCAGCGCCCGGCGCGGCCGCGGGGGCGGTGGGAAACGCGCCCTGCGCCATGGGCGGCGGGACCTGGACCGGCGCCGCGGCAGCCCGGGCTCCCATGACCTGGGCATAGTCGCGGTGGTCCGGCGTGACCGCGGCACGGATTTCGTTCTTGGCCTCGCCGTTCGCGTCGCTGCCCACGTCAATGCGGGCGACGAATTCGAGCCCGTTGAGGTCGGCGAAACCGCCGATCCGCCGCGCCGCCTGCGCCTGGGGAGAGACATCCTTGTCGGAGACGCCGCGGGCGGAGTTCAGCATGCCGCGGATCAGGCTGCGTCCCATCTTCGCCCAGTCGGGCCCCTTCGGGCTGTGGAGACCGATCAGGGTGAAGATCTTGCGCTTGGCGTAGGGGCCCTCGAGCACGGTGAACTCACCGTTCAGGTAGACCGCCCCGGTGCTGCCGCAGGTGGCGTAGCCGCCGGTCCAGCCCTGCGCCGGGTCGTCGAAACCGCCGGGGCGGATGCTGAGGCGGACCTTCGCCAGCGTGCCCTTGGGGATCAGGTTCGGGTTCTGCTGGGCATCGTTGTAGTCGTTCCAGGCGGGCATGCGGGATCTCCTCGGCTCAGGTGGCGGGGGTGGGAGACGGGGCGACGGCGGGTGCGGGCGGCGCGGCCGCAGCCGGAACGGGCTCGCCGGTGACCTTTGCGAAGAGCCGGCCGAGGTCGGGCGGCTCCAGCAGGTCGAGGCGGCCGCTGCGATCCTTGGCCGGGTAGCCCCAGGGGTTCAGCGTGTGGCAGACCAGCGCGCGGAAGGGCGGGCCACCCTGGTCCTTGATTTCCGCCAGCGTCAGCACCTCGTCGACGATGCCGGGCAGCTCGAGGCCGGTCTTGCTGCCCTCGATCTGCAGGCTGAAGGTCCTGCGGTTGAAGTCGTCCAGGCGCTCGTCGAGGATGCCGACGAAGACGACGTTGCGGCCGCGCGCGTGCTGCAGGTGGGTCAGCCACGCGATCATCTCGCGCCCGTGCAGCCCGTAGGCGCCGCGGACGTCCGGCTTGCCGGTGCGCTCGGAGAAGGCTTCCGGCTGGCCGCGGCACCACTGGAAGCAGAGCCGGCCGGCGACGGTGATGCTGTCGATGAACAGCGTCCGGAAGCGGTCCATCTGCGCCGGTTCGCCGTAGTCGCGCAGCACGCGAGCATGCTGCGCGGCGGAATAGGGCTGGTCGTCGCGCAGCGCCGGATTCGGGCCGGCAAGGAACAGCGCGATGTCGCGGCATTCCTCCCAGGTTCGGGGCCGGATCGAGGAGCCGTGCCAGCCCTGCACCGCGAGGTCGCCCGCCTCCAGATCGATGAAGAGCGTGGTCAGCGGGCAGGTGGTGTTCAGCAACCACGTCTTACCCATGCCGGGCTTGCCGAGGATGGCGGCCTTGACGCCGCGCTCCTCCGCTAGCCGCTCGTCGGCGGTGATGATGCGCAGCGCCATCAGGCGGGCTCTCCGTTCAGGGTGAGGCGGAAGGTCTGGCGGCCGGTGCGGACGGTGCGCG